ACGCAATGCACAAGGCATTGGGTGCAGAAGTGCGCCGCAAGAACAAGCGCGATGTCATTGTTGACGTTGGTGCCGTTGAGGCATACAATCTGAAAGACCTTGCACGTAGCAAGGCAGGACGTAAGGCAAAGGAGGCCGCGTAATGTATTGGGAAGTTGGCATCAAAATCAATCAGGAGTGTGGGCAGGTAACTGTCCACCCTCAAGCCCTCGCTCAGTCTCGTTGGACGAATGCGATTGAGCATGTAATGGAAATGGCACAGGCTCTGTATCCTAATGCCAAAGTTGAGTTCGACTACATAAAGGAGTTTGACAATGCCTAATCACACAGACAACAGAGTTATCCTGTCACACGATGACAGTCAGCAGATTGACATGATTTACAACATCATGAACACAGATGACACGCCACTGTGCCAGACACTAATCCCTATGCCAGAAGAACTTGAAGGCACACAAGGCTTGTCTGATAGCCCCAACTGGTATGACTGGCGGCGGCAACACTGGGGTACCAAGTGGGACATTTACAATGCCACCTGTGAACGTATGGATGAGAACACACTTGTCATGTCATTCGACACGGCATGGTCACCACCTATCTTTGTCTATGACAAGCTGGTAGAGATGGGCTTTGAGGTCAGCGCACGTTACCTTGACGAAGGCTGGATGTATATCGGTGAGTACATCGACGGCAACGGCTGGACTACAGATGACGTAGAGAGTGTAGTTACAGAGTATCCTGACCTTGACCTTGAGTTTGGTATCAGTGACCGCATGGCTGAGTGGGCAGAGGAGAATGAAGATGCTGTTGCATGAGTTCTATGGACAGGGTGACTACCAAGACAGAAAGGCTATGGTTTTCAAAGAGAAGGATGGCTATCTTATCCTGATGCTTGAAGACAAAGCCATCTGTGAGGAACGCAAAATCCGATACGGACACAGTGAGGTGTACGCTGAGAATTGTGCAGAGAACTGGGTACTGGGAGTGATATGATGATAGAGTTACCACTTGACCATGAGCCTAGCCTTGACCATTGGGCAAAGTGTATAGCAGATGAAGACATGGCGTCGGGATACCATACTGACTGGCATCACGCCTATGAGATTGCGTGGGAAATTCTAGAGAGAGGTGAACATGAACAGATTCATAATTGACCATCATCCTGCTGCCATCGCCAAGTCGCTATGTGACAAGCACATTGTCAAGATGCCACTGGAAGAAGCACAGATGCTGTCACATGCACTGCATAGATACGATGACACAGACGATGACTTTCCTACGTTCTGTGAACGCATGGGACTACAGAATGGTCCGAAGGCACATGCCAAGCATCCCTGTACCGAATGGGCAGGGGATACGCGAGGCAACTACATGTATAGCTGGATGATGCTGGATGAAATGTCTCGTGAGTATACAAGACGTTACGGCAAGGTACACAAGTGTTCTTTGCTCTTGCCCCGGCTCAAAGAACTTGCTATACATATCCCAGAGGGTCACATAACTGAACATCCGCAATGCTTTGGTAAGGACAACGACCATCTCAAAACAGATGAGCAGTGGCCCATTGAAGCGTACCGAAACTACTACCGATGGAAGTACGACACGACTGAGTGGTGTGGCAAATACAAACTGAGGGAGATACCAAGATGGCTAACAGAACGATAAAGGTTGAACTGACTGCGGATGAACTCAACACGCTTAAACTCAAGATAGAGCATTACTGGGTGATGTTTCATCCACTTGGGTACGACACCCGACTTGACAAGCCAGCGTACTACGACAAAGATAGGAAGCTATGGGTTGCTAAGATAAGCAGACTTGAGAGTTGTGACTAATGTTTGCAGAAGCACTCGTATGCCTTGCACTCAACGTGTATCACGAGGCCCGTGACCAGCCCTTCATTGGGCAGGTTGCGGTGGCCCAAGTGGTGATGAACAGAGTGCGTGATGACAGGTATCCTGATGACGTATGTGATGTGGTGCAACAAGGGCCGACATACTCATGGAAGCCTGACTTTCCTGTGAGGCATCGCTGTCAGTTTAGCTGGTACTGTGACGGCAAGTCAGATGACACGCCAGATGAAGCAGCATGGCAGCAAGCCCTCGTGATTGCACAGGGCGTATATACAGGCAACCTTGATGACTTCGTTGAGGGTGCCACGCACTATCACGCAACCTATGTCCTGCCCGAATGGGCTGAAAGCAAGACGCCTGTCGTACAGATAGGCGACCACATGTTCTATCGCTGGGATTAGTGCTTGACTGTCCGCAGTCTTTGTGATACAACGTAATCCTCAGTTGCCAAATGAAAGGAGACAACTATGCCATTTGATTCACCTATCCTTACAGCAGAGGAACTGCTGCCTGAAAACCTCAACTTCCCTGTGGAGTTTGAGCCTACGAAAGTGACGGACAAGAAGTATGTCATCAACGGTAACACCGGAGACTATCTTGGTGTGGTCGGTAACAGCTTCAAGTGTGCCAACCACGGTGACTTCTTCGTGCGTGTTCATGATGCTATCACAGAGAACCTTGGCGAAGATGAGTGCGAGAGCATGAACATTCGCTGGAAGGTTGCACGTAATAATGCTTGGGCTATGGCTGACATGTCCCTGCCCGAAGTGACTGCACGTATTGAGTCGGACAAGCATACGACTACGATTGCACAGCGTATCATTGCCCTGCACGGCATAGATGGCAGCTGCTCCAATCAAGTCTACTTTGGTGCCATCGACTTCTTCTGCACCAACGGTATGATTGTCGGTGAGTATGATGATATCCGCAGGAAGAACACCAGCGGGTTTGACATGGACAAGTTCATCAAGGAACTGAAAGGTTCGACACAGGCTTTCTATGCTCAGTCTGAGAGGCTGCAACAGTTCGCAACCAAGACACTGTATGTCGGTGACGTGAAAGCCATGCTTGAATCCTTGCTCAAATCAGACCGTGTGTCAGAGAAGATGCTTACCTTGTACAACCAAGAGGCTGCAACCCGTGGTCAGAATGCTTGGGCATTGTACAGTGCCTTCACGAACTACGCCAGCTATGCTGATGAGCGTAATGGTTTCGGGCTGCGTAACACTGGCAAGGACACCAACGCTATCACGATGTTCCGTCGTGAGAATCAGGCTGCACAGTGGGTGAACAGCACAGAGTTCAAGGAGTTACTGGCAGCATGATAAAGTCAGCCAATAGAAAGGGAGACATTATGGAACTGTCCATGTGTCTCCACTTCTTAGAGGAAGGATACGAAGTATTCAAGAACGTAGGATGCACCGGCCCCGTAGACTTTATCGTGTTAGATAGAGAGACGGGAGAGGTGCGACTGTACGACAGCAAGAAGGCAAATGCACACACAGCACAAGATAACACGATTAGTGTTGGAACTAGTGGTGTGACAGACGAACAAAAGAGATTGGACGTAAGTATTGTTACATCTTACAACGGCCAAGTCTTTGAGGACAAAGATAGAGTGAGGGTATACTTCGATGAAAACGGTGAACGACTTAGTAAATAAATACTATTCTTCCAACGATTTCAGTATGTTGAGGGACAAGACTAAGAAGGACTATCAATACTTCCTCAACATACTGGTCGGTGAGTTTGGGTCTGTTGAGTACGACAAGCTGTCGAGCAAGCAAGCCAAACACGCATACGAAGAATGGGTGAAGCGTGGCATCACGTTTGCCAATCACGTATGCACTGTGTCGTCGTTGCTGTATCGCTACGCTATCGACATGGAGTATGCGTTGGTCAATCCGTTTGCCAACATCAAGCGTAAGACTGCGCCACAACGTAAGGTAGTGTGGTCTGAACAGCATGTGCTGCAGTTCCTGAACACAGCGTACAGCGAGTTTCAGTGGCGCAGTATCGGGTTGATTGTTCACATGGCGTATGAGTGGTGCCAGCGACTTGGCGACATGCGTCTGCTGCAATGGGACAACATCGACATGGATGACAGGAAGCTGTATCTTGAGCAGAGTAAGCGCAGAGCAGAGGTATGTCTGCCTATTGAGGATGACCTGCACGAGATGCTGACACAACAGCAGGAAGACTTCGGCTTTCAAGCCTTCGTGGCACCCCGTGTGATACCTGTAGGGGGTGAGTACCACCCATACAGCTTAGAACGGTTCAGCAAGGCAGGACGGGCCGTTATGAGGGCGGCTAATCTGCCGGAGGAGTTACGACTGATGGACTTACGTAGGACAGGCACGACACAGATGGTCGAGGCGGGTGTGCCTATGGGACAAATCATGTCGGTGACAGGACACAGTAACCCGCAGTCAGTGAAACCATACATGAAGAATACGTATGCCAGTGCAAATAGTGCATTGACAGCACGTAAATCGCATGGTAAAAGCACTTAACTGCCGACAAGGAAAGTGATATATACATGGATAATATATATAACATTGTAAGTGATATGGATGTGCCTGTAGGTACGACTAAGCGTACTACATGCCCCAACTGTGGGGAGCGTACATTCACAGTCACTAACAACATGGGTTCGCTTGTGTGGAATTGCTTCCGTGCTACTTGCGGACTCAAAGGTGGGACACGTGTCCGTATGAGTGCCGATGACATTCGTGCTGGCTTTGCTGGTGCCGATGACTTCGCCAAGCAGGAAGTGTTCAAGCTACCCGACTACATCGTGCCACACGATTGGAACGTGGCGGAGATTGCGTGGGAGTTGTACGGACTGGATGCAGAGGAACTTGGCCTGATGTATGATGTAAAGGAACATCGTATGGTGTTTCCCATCAGACACGAAGGCAAGATTGTGGACGCCACAGGGCGTTCACTAGGCAAGCGACTGCCTAAGTGGAGACGGTACGGAAAAAGTGGCTTGCCATACACATCAGGGTGTGGTAAAGTCGCCGTAGTTGTTGAGGACTGCTTGAGTGCAGCCGTTGTTGGTTACGGCACCTTTGTCGGGGTTGCGCTTCTAGGCACGTCATTGCAAGAGTCGCATAAAAGGTATCTCTCGCAGTTCTCAACAGCCATCATTGCGCTAGACCCCGACGCGCTGCCAAAGACTTTGGTCATGGCGAAAGAACTACGAGGACATGTGAACGATGTTCGTGTCCTTCGTTTGACTGATGACCTCAAATATCGTAACCCGACAGATATGGAGAACTTACATGGAATTATCAATCATTAGGAGCCTGATGGACAAGTCCTTCTACGATGACCATCGTGGCTCAAAGTGTCCGCAACGCTTGTTCAGCAAGGACGTGCGGAAGATTAAGCAGTCAATTGATACTGCTATGGACAGGTACGAGCGTAGCGTCACACCAGACGAGATTGAAGCCCTGTTCATGTCGGACAACCCGACACTGACTACTGCGCAGAAGCAAGCATACTCTAGCTTGTTCTCGCAGATTAAACGTGAAGAACCTATGGGCAGTGACGTAGCACAAGAGGTGCTGTCCAAGCTGTTCCAGCAGGTAGTGGGTGAGGATGTAGCCAATATTGGCTTTGATATGGTCAATGGTGATGCGTCCAGCCTTGAGGCTCTGCGTAACCTGCTTGAGCGTTACGGTGACGACTTCATTCCCAACCTCAATATTGAGTGGGATGACATCAGCATTGAAACACTCATGGCGAAGGCTGAACTGGAAGCACGTTGGTCCTTCAACATTCCTAGCGTAGCACGTAAGGTCGAGGGTGTGTCGGGCGGTCAGCTTATCGAAGTTGGCGCACGTCCCAACACAGGCAAGACATCGTTCCACGCCAGCTTGATTGCCAGCCCCGGTGGGTTTGCACATCAGGGTGCCAAGTGCATCATCTTGTGTAACGAGGAACCTACACACCGTGTTGGTGCCAGATACTTGACTGCGGCTGCAGGTATGTCAGCCCGTGAGGTACGGGACAACATGTCTAAGGCACAAGCACTGTATGCTCCTGTGATGAACAACATCAAGATTAAGGAAGCAGGTGGTCGTGACATGGCATGGGTGGAGTCTGTATGTAAGTCATACCAGCCCGACGTTCTTGTGCTTGACATGGGTGACAAGTTTGGCGTACAAGGTTCATTCGCTCGACAGGACGAGGCACTCAAGGCGTGTGCAATCTATGCACGTCAGATTGCCAAGACCTATGACTGTGCTGTGTTCTATATGTCTCAGCTATCTGCAGAGGCAGAAGGCCGCGCACAGTTGAACCAGAGCATGATGGAAGGTAGCCGTACTGGTAAGGCTGCGGAAGCTGACCTGATGATACTGATTGGTAAGTCACCGACAGTTGAGGCTCAGGAAGAAGACAGCCCATTGCGTCACATCAACATCGTGAAGAACAAGTTGAATGGCTGGCACGGTATGGTAAACTGTGAACTCAACTACCAGACAGCGAGGTATGAGGGATGAAGCTAACACTTGACGTAGAGAACACTGTCACCAAGCGTGATGGCAAGATGCACCTTGACCCGTTTGAGCCGGATAACTCCCTGACTATGGTGGGTATGCTCAATGATAGGGGCGAGGAATGGCTGGTTACGTTTGACCATGCGGACGAATATGCTACCCCAATGGGTCATGAAGGTGTGCAAGAATGGCTGGATGAAACCACTATACTTATCTGTCACAACGCAGCGCACGACTTGCTGTGGCTGTGGGAGTCAGGCTTCAAGTATGACGGCCCCGTGTACGACACGATGCTGGCAGAGTATGTCTTGCAGCGTGGGCAGAAGGAACCGCTATCGCTTGAGGCATGTGCAGAGCGTTACGAACTGGACACCAAGAAGCAGGATACACTAAAGGAGTATTTCTCCAAGGGTGTCAGCACTCGTGACATTCCACATGCTGAGTTGTCTGAGTACCTGTCTGCTGACCTACATGCTACGCAGCAGCTTTCCGACAGGCAGATGCTCAAGCTAAACAGTAAGGAAGACAGCGGCTTGCGTGGTACCGTTGACCTGACCAATCAGGTGGCTGTGTGCCTTGCGCGTATCTACCAGAGAGGCTTCACTGTAGACGTAGCCAAGCTGGATGAGGTACGTACAGAGTTTGAACAGGAGCGTAGTGACCTTGAGCAAGCGTTACAGGAGCATGTGCGTAAGCTGATGGGCGACACTCCTATCAACCTCAACAGCCCAGAACAACTGTCGTGGGTTGTGTACAGCCGCAAGGTTCTGGACAAGCAGTATTGGGGCAACGCCATTGACCCATACATGGGCGAGTCTGACTTCCGTGGTCTGCTGGCAGGTGGCACAGAGCGTCTGCACAAGACGAAGGCAACACAGTGCCGCGAGTGTAATGGCTCTGGCCAAGTACGAAAGGTGAAGAAAGATGGAACACCATTTGCCCGAACTAATAAGTGTACATCATGTGGTGGGGCTGGTTATCATCTTGTGGCTGGTAAAGAGTTGGCTGGACTAAAGTTCAAACCACCCGGCCCCAAGTGGGCTAGTGCCAATGGGTTCAGTACAAGCAAGCAGAACCTTGAGACACTTGAAGGTGCAGCACGTGCCAAGGGTATGAACGATGCTGTAGACTTTCTGTCTAAGGTTCGCCGCTTGTCCGCTGTAGATACGTACCTGTCATCCTTTGTTGATGGCATTCGTATTCACACTAAGCAGGACGGTAAGCTGCATGTCCGTCTGCTGCAGCATCGCACTGCCACCGGCAGGTTCAGTGGTGCTGACCCTAACATGCAGAACATGCCACGTGGCGGTACCTTCCCTGTCAAGAAGGTGTTCGTGTCACGCTTTGAGGGTGGCAAGATTATGGAAGCAGACTTTGCACAGCTA